CGTGAGGACATTCTTACAAATGCTTTTAATAAATGGATGGTAGAGTACAGTAAGGATAACCCACAGTTTATAGAGGAAATAGATCATGCCAAGATTCAAGGACCTTCCGAAGATACATCCACCGAAGACAGAGAAGGATCTAGGGTTTCTTTACCTAGGGTCGAACTCAAGCCTGGTTACCCGAGCAGAGAAGATAGGGGATCAGGATCTGATAAACCTCGCAAAATCTATTCAAGAATTAAGAGTAAAGATTGAACAGATTATTAAAAGATTAAATGAAAACTAAACCGTGGAGATATGTAAGTAAGGAGTTGTGGCAAATGGATAGACTAAATCCGCCTGAAAGCCCAGAGGATGAATGGATAAAAAACATAGAAGGTTCCTATGACCAAATTGAAACATTTAATGCACAGGAACTAATGAAAAAAGTGCTCACTAAACAAGAGCACGAAATAGTCGATATGATCTTATATGACGGATTAACCTTCAGAGAAGCTGGATTAAAGATAAAAAGATGTAAACAACGAGTGTGGCAAATATATAAAGGGGCCCTCGCAAAGCTGGAACCAGAAATATAACTAGACAAATCCCCCGTTAATATAAGTACAAATTAACGGGGAACTTTGGTACAGTGTATAGAGGATTAAATGGCTAGACAAACTAGGATTTCAAGAGCATTCCAAAAGAAAGATTTACAAGATGTTTTGTGGTGTATGTTACAACACGAATTCAGATCTGTAAGAGAAGGCAACTCTGAGGCCCGATTCGGTGGTCAAGCTTTATCCTCGATTATCCGTGCACTACAGGATGAAAGATTAAAAGGTGATGGCTCTGGTGAAGTGGATGATGAACTTGCACAGATAATCCAGTGGGTCAAAGAAGAATGATGTCAAATCCAGATGTCCAGAAAGTATTGGACTCACCAGTTAAGTTTATAAAAAGATTAAAAATAAAAAATAAAGCAGGGAAGATTATTCCTCTGCATCCAAATGATGAACAGACATCCATCATAGAAACATTAGAGCTAGAAAAAGATCTAATAGTATGTAAGCCAAGACAGATTGGATCTACTACAATCGTTGCAGCTTATTTATTTTGGAAAGCATATACATCACAGGAGCCAATTACAGTGGCTCTACTATCACACAAGATAGACTCAGTAAGACATATTTTAAAAATATTTAAAACTTTCTGGGATAATCTTCCAGGATTTCTTAGGAAGCCATTGAAAGAAGACTCAGCATCAAAAGTTGTATTCCATAATGGTGCTTCCATTATCTGTGCGTCTGCTTCATCTAAAGGTGGATTAAGATCTTTTACTTGTTCCTATCTTCTTCTGTCGGAATTCGCCTTCTCCGAGAATGCAGAGGAGCTAAAGGCTACAGCTGTTTCTGCAGTAAATAATGGACAAATGATTATCGAGAGTACAGCCAACTACTTTGGTGATCCGCTACATCTTGAGATTGAGACTGCTCAGAGAGGTGAGGCAAATTATAATTATTTATTTTTTCCCTGGTTTGAGCACTCAGAGTACGAAAGTAAACCACCTGATGATTTTGACCTATCTGAAGAAGAAGCGGGGATTAAAGAGGAATATAACTTAACTGATGCTCAAGTGCATTGGCGAAGAATAATGATCCATAAGCTTGGTGCTGATAAATTTCGCAGAGAATACCCTGCTTGTCTAGCTGATGCATATGCTCAAGCTGGTGATGCATACCTAACAGAAGATGACCTAAAATATATTGAAGAAATAAAGTTGTCAAATGATAGATGGGTTGCAATTACTCCCGCAGATAACACAGATTCCTATGCAATAGGTGTAGATGTTGGTACGGGAACAGGTGCAGACTTTTCTGTAGCAGTTGTTATATCAAAGATGACAGGACAAGTAGCTGGAATATTTAGATGCAATAACACTACACCTACAGACCTAGCACAAGAAGTATTTTCTATTGCACAAGAATATAATGGGGCTAAAATACTTGTAGAGAATAATCATGTAGGATCAGTTGTCAATCAATGCCTACAGGGATCTAATCTATGGAAGACTTCTGATGATAAATTCTGGACCACAAATCAAACAAATAAAAGAGTAATGTTTGAGGAGTTAAAGGAAGCCATTAGAACTGGAACAATAAATATACTTGATACAGTAACACTATCGGAGTTACGTTCTATCAAGTTAGATAAACATTATAATATATCTTTGACTAGAGCTAATGGTGCACATGCAGACTCAGCAGTTGCTTTAGCCCTAGCTTTTCAAGCATTAAAGAATGTAAGACTACCTACTAAAACATTTCTGCCACAATGGGTCAAGAATAGAAGTGCAGATAGAATTGTTGCTTCACAAGTTGGTGTAAGTGCTAGACGATATTAATCATATGGTAGACAAAACAGATATTACTGAGGCTAATTAAATGAGCAGAACCGAAAAAGAAGTTACAAATCTTGTGCGTACAGTCTACCAGAACCACAAGAATTATTGGAGAGAACAATCTTCTCTAATGAGAAAGCTTAAGAATGCCTATGCTACTCAGATGTTTAGGGATTTATCTTTCGATCAAACACAAATTCGCGTCGAGATAGCTGAAGCTTTCGCATTCGTGGAAGGATATATTGCCTCTTTATTCTCCAAGATGCCAGCTGTTGAAGTAGGTAAAGATTCAGTAAGGAAAGGAAATGATAAAGTAGTCAAGGCTCTTGTTAATCGTTGGCTTTATAACCAACGTCAAGTGCTAGAGAATGCATCACGTCTAGCAATTATTTATCCAAATTCTTTTTTCAAGTTAGCACACAAAGAAAGCTCTGTAGTCTTTGACAAAGTATCTGTTAGACCAGTTCCACCATGGGAAGTTATTACAGACTTTGATGCATCTAAATGGGATGAACAGCGTTTCGTAGGACACGTTTATTTCCTACCAGTTTCAAAAGCTAAGCAAATGTTTGGCTCAAAGAAATACCAGGCAGTAGTTAAAGCAGATTATTTTGAACAATCAGCTACACCATATAAGAACTCTCAAGACGAGGATATTCCAGATGAATATAAGTATATCGAGGTATGTGAGTTTTACGATCTTATCTTTGATCGTCTTTATATCTGGAGTCCTAATTATGCTGACGGAGAAAAACTGCTAGATGAATCCTCACCAATTCCCGTTCGAACTTACGACGATTGCCCGCTACATCCGATTGTACCTTTATATTACGCAAGAGTTCCAGACTCTCCAATGGAGGGATATTCCTCTCTATATAGAATATATGATCAAATCTTTGAAAAAAATATTGTAAGATCTTTCTGGGCCAATGCAATCCGCAGAGACTCCAGACAATATCTTTACAAAGAAGGTGCACTCGATGAAGATTCTTTAGCAAAGATTACCTCTGGTGTTGATGGTGCAATGATTCCTGTAGATGCTGATTCATTGGAAGGGATTATTAAAGTAGTTGATGTAGTTCCACTCTCAGGAAACTTTGATAGATATCTTGGGTCCGTTGAATCAGATTTACAAAGAGGATCCGTACTTGCTCCATTCGTTGGTGGTGAAGCAACTAAAGCAACTGCTACTGAAGTTGCAGCTCTTGCAAACTACACTGCTAGCCAGATAGGAAAAATGGCTAGAGAAAGGGATGAAGCTATTGAAGGAATTGCTCTTGTATATACTCGCATGCTTATTGATTTACTTAAGTCAGAAGATCTAGAAGATACCGTTGTTTCTGAGGGTGAAGTCTATAGAGTAACTGCAGATAAATTGGAAGGAAAATTCCGCTTTGCTGCATCTGATCAGACAAATACTCCAGTTGCTTCAATTATGAAAAGGAACGAATTGGTATCATTACTTCCTATTCTACAGGGACTTGGTATTCCTATTGATAAGATTAAGGAAGAAGTCGTGCGCCAGTTTGATCTACCAAAAGAATTTAATGAGACTCCTCCACCAGAACCCGTAGCAGCTACTCCAGGAGCCCTTGCAGCAGCACCTGAGGCTACACAGCCTGACCAGTCTCAACTACCTGCAGAAGTTCTAGCAGAGCGTCTACAGCAAGGCATACCAACCATGCCAACAAGTGTTCAGGAATAATATAAATGACCGCCAATGAAAAGAAAAAAGAATATAATAAACAATATAGATTACAAAATAGAGATCGTCTTTTAGCAAAGAAAAAAACTTGGCAACAAGATAATAAAGAAAAAATAAAAACTTGGCATCAGTCACCGATAGGAAAATATAAAGCATATAGAGATGGCGCAAAAAAAAGGAATATGGAATTCAATCTTACACTAGAAGAATTTTCTAGCTATTGGCAACTAGACTGTAATTATTGTGGGTCATCTATTGCTACAATAGGCCTTGATAGAATTGATAGTTCTATTGGATACAATATTAATAATATTGTTCCGTGTTGTTCTCGATGTAATGAGATGAAGATGGATTCAAGCACAGAAGCTTGGATGGATAAAATGTTTACAATTTTAAAAAAACAAGGAGTAATTTGAATGCCAATATTTGAGAATATGTGTTACGCCTGTCGCAAGGTAGAAGAAGTAGTTACAAAATGGGATACACCAATTTCTGAATGTCCAATGTGTGGATCGGAAAGAAAAAGATTAGTTTCTGCTCCTGCAAAAACAGCAATGCGCTGGGGTGACAATGGAATATCTGGGCAAGGAGTAAATGGTACATATGATCGTGGGCTTGGAGCTACTTATTACACATCAATGGAAAGAGATGCAATTTGTAAAGCAAAAGGATTAATTCCACTGTCTGAAGTAGGCGGGGATGCTTTCGTAGAAAAGAGAATGTCCACAGAAATAGAAGTAAAAGCACAGCAAGATAAGGTAATGCAAACTTTTCTAGACAAAAAGGCTGAATATGGTGGCTCTAAACAAGCCGAAGTGAGAGCGCAATTAGAAACATTCCCTGCAAATGATTGTTTGGGCAATGAAGGTAACGTTGGTATTTTAAATAAAAATGTTCACACAGGTATTATAGAGGAGTCAATATGAAAGCAATGCTAATGGAAGGAATGGGTAGCTCTATGGATGATGAAGCTATGTCCTCAGTAGAAGAAGGTAAGTCCGAAGAAGATGAAGGCTTTATGGGTCTTGCCGAAGGCATCTCAATCTCTCCCAAAACAATGGTAGGATTTCTTTCTGCAATAAATAAAGTGCTGCCACTATTTAATCTTCCTCCAATAAAGACTGATGCAGTTACTCCTGAGTTAGTTAGAGCTATTGCTATGATTGCACAGGCAGCTACTGATGCTTCTTCTTCTGAAGAACTTCCTCTTGAATTAAACTTCTCCCTTGATGACCTAAAGAATGGTGACCAAGGTGCAATCGTTGTAGCTGGTAAACTTGATCGTATTTCTAAAACTCCAGGATTTAGAAAGTTCCTTAAGTCAGCACCTCCATCTCCTTCTCAGATGCCCCCAATGGGTGACAAATTTGCAATAGAAAAGACTGCAGAACAATCACCAGATATTGAGAAACTATTTGCATCCAGGATGTAACCAGGGGAAGGCCCAAGGGGGCCTTCCATCCCTATAGTTACCTGCTGGATTAACCCCATTATAGCTGCATATTTTTTGTGGCTTTAATTCAATCACCGCATAAAGCGGAATAAAAAAAGGAAAAAAATGAGCGACGTAAACGGAACTGTTGAGAACATCGACACTACTCCCCAAGAAGTTGAACAAGAAGTTGTAGAAAATAATGAGAGCGATTATGGCATCACACTAGAAGATCTGATGAAAGCAGATTTCTCTGATGATCCAATCATGAGCCAGACACACAAAGGCTTGAAGCCATACAATGAAATCTTGCAAAATATTCCAGAGGATGCAAGAAAGCTTGTAGCAAATCTTAGAGCAATGGCCACCACAAAGACTCAAGAAGTTGCTGACCAACGTAGGCAACTACAGGTTGAGAGAGAAAATTTAATCAGAGATAGAGAAGCACTTCTATCAAATTCATTCCGTCAAAATCTAGAAAATATTGCATCTAAACAAATTGATCATGATCCTTGGTCCGAGGAAGGAATCCAAGCTAGAGTACAGCAAGAGTCTGCTAAAATGTTTCAGCAAATGCTTGCACCAATGCAAGCTGAGCTAGAAGCTGCAAAGCATGCTGCATCCCTAGAAGCTTTTAAATCTGCAAATCCTGACCTACTGAACTATAGGGATGACATCGCTAAGCTTCTTATCTCAAGAGAAGATCTTAAACTAGAAGATGCATATTATATGGTTAAGGGCCAGAAAGCCGCACAGTTTGGTGCACAAGAAAGAGATGCTGCAAAGAGCAGAGTATCTGCTGTACAAAAAACTTCTACTGGTCAAAATATAAATGGTGTTACTGTGCCTAAATTTGCTAATGCATGGGAAGCCTACAGCTTTTTCAAGGATAATCCTGAAGCAAGTTCCAATGTAAATAAAGCATCAAATAAAATAAGGCGATAAAATGGCTGATAAATCCTGTCCAATACCAACACAAGATATTAAAACTAATTTAGCAAATAGACAGAAAGCTTTAGATGTAGCTAATTATGGTCCTGCTAACCCTGAAGTTCCTGGAAAATATTGGAAAGAAAAAGCTGCACGTATGCATACGACCGAAGAGATCTCTTCTACAATGCTATGTGGTAACTGTGCTTTCTTTAATGTATCTCCTAGACTTCTTGATTGCATTGCGAACGGTATTGGACAGGACGCATCAGATGTTATATCTGCTGGTAGCCTAGGTTATTGCGAAGCATTTGATTTTAAATGTGCTGCTAAAAGAACATGTGATGCTTGGGTTACTGGCGGTCCTATTGAAACTGATAAAGAAGAAACTATTGCTTCACAATATAAAAGCAAAATAAGTCAAAGATAAAAACTAGACAGAAAATGCATCTATTAGACGTAACGTTTTTAATAAAACTCCTAGGAATACTTTGTTAAAAATCGTTAGTCACTCTGGACCAACAACTCTAGTAGACTGGACCAAAGGGTTTAACGATTTATTTAGAAAAAAAATTAACAACGGTATTTAATAAGGAAATATTATCATGGCAATTACAAACGATCTCTTATCCTCAACCCTCTACTCCATCCGTGATGGTGAAGTTGACGAACTCTTTAAGAAAATTCCATTCCTCGATGACGCAAAAAGAAACGGGGGAATTGAATATGAAAACGGCGGTATCAAGATTCAACGCCCACTATCCGTTGCTGAGCATTCCACCATCTCTCAGATGGTCACTGGCTACGAGCCTGTGTCTCTAGCAGTATCTGATGTTCTCAAACCAGCAATCTACGATTGGACAGACGCTGTAGCGCCTGTGATCATCTCGAAGAAAGAAGAGCTGGAAAATAGCGGAGAAAAGGCAATTGTTAAGATTGTCGAAGCCCGCATGCGTTCCGTAATGTCTCTTCTCCGCAGAGAACTTAACAAGCAGATAATTGCAGGTACCTCCGCAACTCTCACAAACATGGGTACCCTAAACGGTATCACCTCTGGAACAAATAAGTTCTTTGATGATGCAGCTCCTGGCGCTGGTCAGACCTGTGTTGTTGGTGGTCTAAAGAAAGATACTCTAAACGTTCCTGGTTTCTACAATCAGTACCAGACTGCAGGCGGCTCATTCAACACTGGTGGTCTTGCAGCAATGCACAACCTTTACACTTCTGCTAACGTAATCACCCCAATGGGCGAAATCAAGAGCATCATTGCTTCTACCGCAGCTTTCGCAAACTACAAGCGTTACTCTTCGCCAGTGAAAGATATATTGACGAAAAAGCTCTTGACGGTGGACGTATGGTACTCGCTTATGCAGGAGCTAAGGTTTCTGCAGATTCTGATATGCCTACCACTGGTGGTGTTGTTGCTTCAATGTACTTCCTAAACTTTGATGGCGTAAAGATGGTTATCCACAAAGACGGTGACTTCGCAGTCTCTCCTTTCGAATACATCTCTGGTACCACTGCTCGCGCAGCTACCGTGTACTTCAAGGGTCAGCTTGTTGCAGATCATCTTGGTTCTTGCGGTCTACTCGTCGCTGGCGATGCTTGGTAATCTTAACTAATCTAAACACTTAAAAAAAGGAAAAATATATTATGGCTACTTCTACTCTTCTTCAAAAATTGGATCGCGTTACCGACCCACTGGTATCAGGTACCGTTGGATCAGCAACTAACACTATGGATCGTGCACAGACAGAATGGTTTCTAACTTCTTCCGCAATCGCCGCTGGTGATTGGGTTGCATTTGATGTCGCTCTTGCTGGTCTTTCTCTAGCTGACAGAGTTCTTTTCGTAAAAACTGCAGCAGTTGTTGCAGCTGGTAACCCACTCACTTGTGGTGTTGCATTAGCTTCCGTTACTGGAACCGCTGCAGCTCCAGCAAAAGTACAGGTTGTTATTGGTGGTCTTGCACCAAATGCAAAAGTTACCGTTGGTGTCGCACAGGGTACTCCCCTAGCTTCATCAATCGCAACTGCAGGAACAGCCGCAGCACACACTGGTGGTCCTGGTGTTCTTACTGCTCCAGTTTGTGGTGTTGCTCTCGAAGCAGAAGCCACCTACGCTGCTGGTTTTGCTCCAGTATGGGTTATCAAACAGTTCTAATTTTTAATTAGAAAAAAACCTAGGGCTAGGCTTCTTAATCGGGGCCTAGCCTTTTTTTCTAGACAAAACCAACTATCATGAGGCATTTACAAAAATGAATTTAAATGACATAGTGTCCAAGATTAAATCTTTGACCGACTACTCACCAGAACTGCAGAGCTATAAAGATCAAATGGTTGAAATTGCAAATGATGCATACTTTTCAATCTGGACTTCTAAGCGCTGGAAGTTTGCACAAGTAAAAGAAGCTATGAAAATATATCCAGATCTTTCATTTGGAAATACTTCAAAAAGCGTAAGTGTAGTAAATGGTTCAAGATTGGTTGTATTCTCGGGAGCAGTACCAATGCTTCTTTCAGAAAATACAATGGGGCCTTATTCATCTCAGTCTTTCTCAACTGCATATGGATCCATAGGATCTGCATATGAGGGAGAAATATTTGAAGTTAATGGAAGAGAATACAATATTTTAAAAGTCGTATCTCTAACAGAAATACATCTTGATGAACAATATAGAGGTGGAACGGTAGCCACAAATTCAACTTGGAAAATAAAGAAACGCTTCTACGATCTACCAGATGATTGCCTAGAACTTCTTAATCTTTCTCATAGAGATGTTCCTATTGTTGGTAGTGGTGGAAGACCTCCATATGGAAAAATCACTGGACTATCAAAAAGAAAAGAGGAAGAGTTTAATCTTCGTGAAGACTTTACAGCAACTTATGCAGAATGCTATATTGATACAGCCCCTGTAAATGTTCCCCCTGCAGAAAAATTTACAAAAATATCTGATGATGCAAACTTAGAAGCAACTATACCATCGGACTATTATTTAGAACTTTGCTGGGCTTTCCATTATTGGGGAGCAAAGCTTGGTCCATTATCTGAGCCTTTCCTGTTTAAAACAGCCTCTACACCACTGCCTCCTGCTTCTCCTTACCATTCAATTACTTTACAGTTTACATCGTTTGATGATAAGCCAATTGCTTCTCAGCTATATAACTTTGTAAATGATAGAGTTCCAAATAAATATGAGGGGCTTCGTAAAGTTCTATTTTTTAATCAAAATATAAATCCAGTCACAGGCAAAAGATTAGGAACACCATGTTGGCGCATGGTTTCTCAAGGTGCTGCAACTGGATTAGAAGGTGCAACAGTTAATGCTGGTAAACCTCTTATTGTTGATGATGAACTATCACAGTGCACACTCTTATATGTAAACCAATTTAATCCTGGAAATCCACGCTATGTAGAATGGGATGGATCAACCCCACGTATTCGTCCTTATCCACGCATCGTAGGTTTTGATCTACGTAATAACCCAGTAGTTGGCGGAGATGAAAGTCCAGGAGCTGATGAAGAGTATTTCAGAAGACTTGAGGTTAGATACTTTAAGAAGCCTTTACGTATGGCTTTAGCTACAGATGTCCCACAGATGCCACATGAATTTCATAATCTAGTTGTTCTTAAGGCGCTAGAAGATGTATATAATAAATCTGGTAATCTTGAACTTGCTGATAGATATGCCAAGAAAATAGAAAAAGAAATTAAAAATCTAGAAAGAAGATATCTTGATTCAATCGATACTTCATTCGTTCGTGGTTCATTCTCAAACTCAGCAGATGTATTCCCAATCTTTGATCAGAACTCACTAAAGTTGGCACCATAAATGATTACAAAATCTACACTTGAAATAGAAGCTGGTGGTTTAAACCAGAGATATCGTGCTCCTCCAAATGCTGCATCAAATCTTACTGGACATTTTCATCCAGATCCTAATGGTGGTGGTTGGGCAAATGATCGAGGAATAGAGCCACTAATTCCAGCAGAAACTTCTACAACTTTTACAACTCTTGATATTCCATCCCTACTTGCACCTGTAAGATTTCTATCAGTAATAACAAGACATAATGCTGGAGAAGTTTATTATCTCTACGAGCAGAATGGCGATCTAAAATATGATCATGGAAATAAAGGAACAGTTGCTGGACAAAGACAAACTTCTATCCTAGACAGTGGAAGAAAGATTCCAAAGCCAGATGATTGTGGAACACAGATAACTACCTATGGAAGATTTAATCTTCTTGTAAATGGCTATAATCGTATGCTAAAATGGTGGGGCCGTGAGCTTGTATCTAATTTTGGATTTATTTCACCAACACCTACGCCAGTAATATCTAACGTTCAACCTAATTATATTGCATATCTTTTCCAAACAGCAGGAGGATCTCCTTATGATGCAACATGGTACAAAAGATTAGAGAAAGGAAATACTTGCATTCGTTTTTCCGCATCATCATACTATGGCCTTGGAAATCCTGATAAGGGTGAACTAAATAGATTTGATTATAGAATATCTTTTATTTCAGATACTGGCTCTGAGTCACCACTATCTTCACCAGTTTCAACTAGCTGGAGATTTGATGATATTATTGATTTTAATCCAAAAAAATCTGGTGGTGTCGTATCTGGAACATCACCAGCAAAGTTAGATTATTACGCAGCAAAATATGGCGTATATATTTCAGATCTTCCAACTGGTCCACAAGGAACCGTTGCAAGAAGGATTTATAGAACAAAGAATAGAGGCGATGGCATCACTGGAGCTGCAGAGATTTATTATCTTGTAAAACAAATTGATAATAATGCTGACTCAACTTATATTGATATTACTCCTGACCAAGACCTAAACGTACCTGCTCCTTCTGCTGCAGATTCTGTAACAATTTCTTCGCAATGGAAATATTGCGCAACATGGAACAATTCTGTATGGCTGGCTGGTGGAGAGATGAATCCCTATGGCATTATTTACTCTAAACCAGGCGTTCCTGAGCAGTTCGGATTGACCAATACCTTTGATGTGGGCTTACGCGAAGGCGGTGCTATAACGGCTCTGGTGCCCTTCTACGATGTGCTCCTAGTTTTCCGTGAACGCTCGATAGAAATCATCACATATAATAATGGTGGATATTCTATCTCTACTCTT